CATCAACAATTATGCCAACCGGTACAACACCTGATGTATTTGAAACTGGTGATGGGTATAAATGGAAATTCATGTATACGATTCCTGTTTCATTAAGAAATAGATTCTTATCATCAGAATATATGCCTGTATCTAATGCACTTAAAGCAAATTTCTACAGCTCAGGGGAAATTAATAATATTTCTATTGAAGATGGTGGTGGGGGTTATGATCCTGCAACAACTACTGCTGTAGTTACAGGTGACGGTTATTTAGAAGATAATCCATATGCTATACAAGAAATTCAAATTACAAATGGTGGGGAAGGCTTTACATCAATACCTTCTATAACTATGTCAGAACCATTTGAAGAATATTTTACATTTACTTCTAGTATGGATGTTACTGTTGGATCATATATTAAACATACAGATCCAGCAACATTAGATCAAAACTATTATTATGTAGTATCTGGTACACAGGTTGGTGCTACTGGTCCAACACATACATCTGGAATTGTTACAAATGGTGCTGCTCAATTAAAATTTGCTGGTCAAAGAGCTAAAGCTTCAGCTGCATTATCTGGTGGATCTATTAATGCAGTAACACTTGATGATGCAGGTTTTGGATATGAAGATCAACCAACAGCAACAGCCGACGATCCTGTAACTAAAGATGCAGATTGGGAAGTTGCTGCTTCATTAATACAAGGTGATATTGTTTATTATGATGGTAATTATTATACAGTAACAACAGCAGGAACAGCAGGAACCAGCGGCCCTACTCATACAACTGGTACTGAAACAAACGGCACAGCAGAATTAGAATATCTTGCAAAGAACGCCGTATTATTACCTATTACAGAAAAAACAAATGCAACAATTGATTTAATTATTTCTCCAGGTATTGATTCAGTATTTAGAGCAATTGTTTCAAATCCTATTCCTAAATATACAGAAGTTCCACTTGTTACAATTGCTGCTCCTGCATCAGGTACACAAGCAACAGCAACCGCTTCTATATTAGACGGTAGAGTCTCTTTAATTAACCTTACAGATCCAGGAGATGGATATACTGCTGCTCCTACAATTACAATCGGCGCACCAGCAAAAACATTTAATGCTCTTAATGACATTGCATCAAATCAAATTACATATAACGATCACTAATTAGAAACTGGTGATGAAGTTACATATAGTAATGGCGGCGGTACGGATATAACTGGCTTAACTAATGGCAATCAATATTATGTTATTAATGTAGATGATAATACTATAAAATTAGCTAGTTCACTTATAGATGCTGAAGCTGGTACTGCAATATTAATATCAACAGGTTTAGATGAAGAGCATAGCATAACATTAACTGCTGGTGCAACAGCTGTTGCAACTCTTGGTACTGGTGGAGAAATTGTAGGTTATACAATTACAGACGCTGGTTATGGTTATACAAATGCTAATATTGAAGTTGTTGATTCATCAGGAAATGGTGAAGGAGCAGTATTAGTTGCAGACTTTACTCAAGGTAATGTTGATACACTACAATCAAATGTAGAATTGCTTGCAGTTCCTGGTGCTATCTATACTGTAAAAGTTGTGGATGGTGGTACTGGTTATTCAGCTGCAACGGTTAACATCTTAGGTGATGGCGAAGGAGCAGAAGCTGTTGCTACAGTTAATAATGGTGAAGTAACACATATTGAAATGACTAATCCTGGTCGTGGATATACATGGACAGAAATTGAAATTACAGGTAACACTGGTGCTAGTGGTGCAGTTGCAAGAGCAATTATGACTCCTTTAGGTGGTCATGGTTCAAATGCAATTGATGAACTGAATGCAAATGCTATTGTTTTCTATACATCAATATCACGAGATAAAAACCAAGGTTTAGAGATTACAAACGATTATCGTAAAGTTGGGTTAGTGCGTAACTTTAAACAGTTTGGATCTAATAGAAGATTTACTGAAGATGTTGGTTCTGGATGTGTATTAATTACTGGTCAATTTAATCCTGCATTATTAGAACCTGATATGTTATTAACAAAAGATACATATAAAAAATATCGTATTGTAGAATTTACTGACACACAAATCTTATTATCAGTGTTTAATAACTTTACAATTGAAGTTGGTGATGTATTAACAACTGATCCAACAAATGCTGGTCGTGTAGAAAATCCACCTATTGCTGCATCTAATATCACTGTAGAATCTGTTACAGAAAGAACGATTGATCAGTTCTCTGGTGACTTCTTATTCTTTAGTGTGAGAGAATCTTATGCTCCTACTTCAGATCAGATCATAACAGTTAGAACAATTGTGGAAATTTAATATAAATAATATTAACGAATATAAAAGAGTTTAACTATGGCAATTAATTTTAATACAAACCCTTACTATGATGATTTTGATGAAACCAAACAGTTTCATAGGATCCTATTTAGACCAGGTTATGCTGTTCAAGCAAGAGAACTTACTCAACTACAAACACAATTACAAGATCAAATTAATAAGTTTGGTAAACATGTATTTGTAAACGGTTCTATTGTACTTGGTGGCGGTCGAACATTTGAAAAAGACTTAACATCAATTAAGGTTGATACAAACTTTAGTGGCCAAACTGTTAATCCAGTAAACTTTGCTGATAAAGTTATTATAGGACAGACATCTGGAGCAGAAGCTACTATTAAACAAGCCATAGGTTTAACAGAATCTGACCCAATTACATTTATTGTAAAACCAATTGCTGGTAATTCTTTCCAAGCAGGTGAAACAGTTCAAACTGCTGATGGTACATATTCAGCAACAGTACAACTTTCAGGAAGTAATCCAATTAATGATGCAATGCTTTTTTCTGTTGATGAAGGTATATTCTTTGTTGATGGTAAATTTGTGTTTGCTGAAGCTCAAACTATTGCGGTTGACAAATATACAAATACATCATCTAAAAATATTGGATTTACAGTTGTAGAAACAATTGTTGATAGTGACGGTGATGAATCATTACTTGACAGAGCGCAAGGTTCTCCAAACTATGCAGCTCCTGGTGCTGATCGCTACAAAGTAGATTTAACACTTACAACAAAAAATATTGGTACAGACCAAGATAACTTTATTGAAATTGCTCGTGTTGTTGACGGCGAACTTGTTGTTAATAAATCAAAAACAGTTTATTCAGAAATTGGTAATGAACTTGCAAGAAGAACATTTGATGAATCTGGCGACTATACAGTTAAAAGATTCCCAATTCAAGTTTTAGATCATCAAGATGCAGTTCCAGATCCAAACAAATTTACTGTTGCATTAGATCCAGGTAAAGCATATGTTAAAGGTTATGAATTTGAATCAATCAACCAAGAATTCTTAACATTAGATCGTGCAAGAGAGTTTGATCAAGCAGAAAGTTTAGATGTATCTACATCATATGGTAATTATATCTATGTTGATACTCTTCTTGGTGATCCAGCTGATAGTGCTCCGAAAACAAATATTGTACCAAATAATTATTCATCATTTAATTTATATATAACTGGCGTAGCTGTTGGTACAGCTAAATTAAGATATGTAAAATGGGTATCAGGCACTCATGGTCAAAATTCTGCAGTATGGAAGCTATACTTATTTGATATTCAAATGAATCCAGGAGAAGTATTTAGTGCAGTTACAAGTGTTGGTAATTCTGTATGGTCAGCAAATATTGATGCATTAAGCAAAATTGGAGGTACTGGTGCTACATTTATTTCAGGTTCAGATTCTCCAGGACTAGTATTTAAATTCCCTAATGACTATATTAAAACTGTTAGAAGTTCTGCTGGTTTATCAGTATCTGACTATGCAACACAGAGAACATTTACAGTAACATTTAACTCAGGTGTTGCTAACATTGCAACTACTTCAGCAAATGAAAGATGGATTGGTTCTGGTACATTAGCAGATTCAATTAAAGAAGGCAACTATATTGTCTTCCACCCGACTAATGGTACACCATTAGATTTTACTAATTCAAATAATGGTGTTATAACTGTTGGTGCAAATACTCAAGGTTCAACACAACAATTAACACTTGATTATAGTGGTGCTGATAATACATTATCCGGAGATTCAATATTAATTGCTAATGTTAATCAAAACAATGTATCCGAAAGAACAAAAGCGTTATCTAACTACACAATTAAAATATTAGGTGATGGTGCAGGTGGATTAAATGCAACTCAAGGTGTTACTGAATCATTAGATGTTTCAGACGTTTATGATGTAACAATCTATAATACAGGTACAACTAATCCTACTGCTGCAACAGTTGATCCAAATACTGGTGTTGTTACATGGGGAGCAATTGCAAATACAGATGTAACAACAGATTATATTTTTGATGATGGTCAACGAGCAGAATACTATGATCATGGTGGTATTACATTATCTGGAACAGCTCCAACAACAAATGATTACTTAGTAGTTGTTTACAGAAACTTTACACATTCAGGTAATGGTTTCTTAACAGTT